TTACAGACAATAGAGAAGATAATAATCCTATAGGTAAAACTAAATATGGATTTTTAGCTCAAGAGGTTATTACTGCTGAAGGTGACAGTCCTGTAATAGCTGACAACGATGATGCAGATAAATTAAAAATAACGCATGATAATCTAACAGCAGTATTGGTCAAAGCAGTACAAGAACTTTCATCACAAGTAGATGAATTAAAAGCCGAAATACAAACTTTAAAAGGAGAATAATTATGGCACAAACAGTAAGCGAAGTCTTAACAGCAGCAACAGATAGCGTAACTATCATTAGCGAAGTAAACGCTGGAACTTGGGATGTTGAAGGTATGGAGCAATCAGAAATCAACGAACTCGTACAAAGAAACGTAGACCATTTGGAAATCGTTTTAGCGTATGCACCTGTTGATGAAAATGATGATACTCCAGATGTAGCTGGTAGTTCAGATGATAAAACATCTTATACAAACGCTATTACAACTGGTAAAGCATACATCAGCTCAAATAGTTAATAAGATTTCAAATTGATTGCATAATGCTTTATAATTAAATTTTAACTAACTAAAGGTATTTATTATGAATGACGAAGCATTAACTAAAGAACAAGAATATTGTAAAGCACAAATAGAAGATTTAACTGCAAAACAAGCTAATCTTAATTTTCAATTAGACCAAGTAAAAGCAAGTTTACAAGTATTTCATAATCTATTTGCAGAAGAATCAAAAAAAGTTTCTGAAGAAAAAACAGAAAAAGAATCCAAAAATACCAAAGGAGGTAAGTAATGGATATGATAATGAGTATAGTAACTTGGGTTACAGCAATAGTAACAATTTCATCAATAATAGCAGCAAGCACACCTACACCAAAAGATGATGTTTGGATTGGCAAACTATATAAAGTTATAGATTTGTTAGCTATGAATATTGGTAAAGCTAAAGAAGTTGCTTCAAAAAAGTAATGGCAACAGTTAAAGATGCTTTAAATGCTATAGAGTCTCACGAAAGAGAATGTAGAGCAATATATAAAAGCATTGATAAACGATTAGAGGCAGGCTCTAAACGATTCGATAAATTAGAAATGATGCTTTGGGCAGTATATCCATTTATTGTTGGAAGCGTCATATTATCAAGGTTTATAGGATGAGTAGACAAAAAAAATCTACAGTCAATAAAGCAGGCAATTATACTAAACCAGGTATGCGTAAACGCATATTTAATAGAATTAAAGCTGGCGGTAAAGGCGGTAGACCTGGACAATGGTCAGCAAGGAAAGCACAAATGTTAGCAAAAGCTTACAAAAAAGCAGGTGGCGGATATAAAAATTAATGTATCCTGTTTATAACAAATTTTATTACAAACCTTTACCAGACTGTATAGAGGTAAAAAAAAGCCCAATAGAAGGTTTTGGTTTGTTTGCAATTAAAAATATAGATGCAGAATTTGATATTGGTATGTCACATATTAAAGTACCAATAATATGTGGTTATATTAGAACATCTATAGGTGGTTTTTTAAATCATTCTGATAATGCAAATTGTGAGTTATCATTAGAATTAGATTGGGATGATTATAAAACATTTAATGTTTATACAATAAAAAAAATTCAAGCAGGAGAAGAGCTAACATTAAATTATCATACAGATGATTTAGTATATGCAAATTAAAAATGTCTTATTTAATAAGCAACATACCACATTTTAAATGTTGGGTTAGAAAAGAATTTACTGCTAATCACGAAAAATATCATGGAGAATATTTATCAGCTTTAGCTATAGCTGTAAATACAATTCCTGATAGGTCGTTAAGTTTTCAAGTAGTATTTACTGGATGTGAAGCAGAAGATGATGATTCTAATGTTCATGGCGGTGCAATGTGGGCTAGGATGCCCATACAAGCTCTTGTAGCAGATATTCCTGTAGAAGAATGGGCAGAGCCTATGGAGGACCATTTAGCTCAACCTTGGGATTGTGAATCAAGAGACCATTCTGTTGTAGTTATGGACAGAGTAAGTTCTAGTCCTTGGATATGCAAAATAGATAATAAGTTTTATCAAGGGAAATATTTATTTACAGTTGATTATACAAATAATTCTATAGCTGATTGTCCTGCTCAACATAAACAATCTCATGTATGTTATATAACTGAAGATTGTAAATGGAAAGGCAATATAGTTGCATTACCTAATAATAGAGTAAGAGCTACAAGTCCTGCTTTATGGGTAACAGGAGAAGGTCCACCAGACTTTGCTCCATCACAACATATACATTCAGCAGAAGGTCACGAAAGTTATCTTGACCCACTAACTACATTTAATAATTTATATAGCGAAGGTTTTAAAGAGGAGGATTAATGCCATTAAAAAAGTCACAAAGGTCTTTAAAGCGTTGGACTAAACAAAAATGGACTACTCCTAGTGGTAAAAAATCTTCTGAAACAGGTGAAGTATATGCACCTAAAGCACAAATACAAAAATTAAAATCTACATCTAAAGGTAGAAGTAAACTTGCTAGAGCTAATAAGAAAAAACGTGAAGCAACAAGAAAAGGTAAACAGCACGCAAGACATGGTTTACACAAAGGAAAAAAAAGATAATGTATGAATATAGTTGCAAAGTTAATAGGGTCGTTGATGGTGATACCTGTGACGTTACTTTGGACCTTGGCTTTGATATTCTTTACCGCTCTAGGGTTCGTCTTTATGGTATTGATACGCCTGAAAGCAGAACTAGAAATAAAGATGAAAAAGTTAGAGGTAAGATGGCAGCATCTTATTTAAAAGAAGCTATAAAAAAAGGCAAAAAAGTTATTATACAAACTAAACTAAAAGATTCTAAAGGTAAGTTTGGTAGAGTCTTAGGTAATGTTATAGTTGATGGAATAAATATTAACCAGTCTATGGTTGATAACTATTTAGCTGTAGCATATTTTGGACAAAGTAAAGATGATGTTGAAGCAGAACATTTATTAAATAGAGACAAGTTAATAGAACTTGGTAAATTTACACCAGTAACATAATGGAATCTGCAGTCACAGTAATTCAAGAAGTTGGTTTTCCTATAGCAGCAGCAATAGGATTAGGTTGGTTTATATATAAACTAGTTATTCGTATTGTTGATGGTATGGAATCTAAACTAGATGCTGTTGATGAAAAAGTAGAATCACAGATAGCAGCAATAGAAGAACGCCTAGGCACAAAACTTGACTCACAACATGGTATTTTAGTAGCCTTAATAGATAGAGTGCGTAGTTTAGATAATGAAATCATAAGACAAGATACTATGATTAAAACAATACTAGGAGTACCACAGTTAATAAATCAAGATAAACTTGCAAAAGCGGATAGAGATGACCAAAGAAAAGACTAATAAACAAATAATAGAAGAAGAAGCAGCAAAAACCAGAATTTTAGTTTGGGTGATGTTTATGGGTTTAATTATGTTTATTGGAATATTTGCTATAAATATTAAAGCAGACCAAATAGTTCACAAGTTTAAATCCCCTAGCTTTAGTGGCATTGGAACATCAAGTCATTATCTTACAATAGAAAATCAACAATATACTAGAAAGCTTACAATTAAAGAAGAAATAAAAGCTTTGCAAGAAGAAATAGAAAGAGAAAAAGAAAATTCAACTCTTGCAAGATTTTTGCGTAATTTAGAGTCTAGGGTATATGCAGAATTATCAAGACAACTTGTAAATAATCTTTTTGGTGAAACGCCATCTGACTCTGGAACTATAACACTAGAAGGAAACACCATTGAATATACAAGTGATGGTGTAACATTAACACTTAAAATAACGGAAGCCGATGGAACAGTTACTGAAATTACGATACCTATTGGTACTTTTTTGTTCTAGCTGTTCTATATTTAATCAGATTGAAGATACTTACGAACATAGATTTCAAAAACATAATGTAGTTCAAATATCACAATTACAATCAGAAGAACTTGCTAATGTACCAAAACCAGAAATAAAACCAGTTGTAGCTGTATATCCTACAGCTTTTACAGACCAAACAGGTCAGCGTAAAAGTAATAGTGAGTTTGCTTTATTTAGTACAGCTATAACACAACAACCTAACGCATTACTTATACGAGCTTTAAAACACGCAGGTAATGGTGATTTTTTTACAGTAGTTGAAAGAGTAGGTTTAGATAATTTAACAAAAGAAAGACAGTTAATAAGGTCAGCTAGAGAACAATCTGTATCAGATGAAGAAAAGAAAAAACAATTAAGACCTTTATTATTTGCAGGAGTTTTAATCGAAGGTGCTGTTATTGCCTATGAGAGCAATCTTTCTACAGGAGGTGCTGGAGCTAGATATTTAGGTATTGGTTCTAGTATTCAATATAGAGAAGATAGTGTTACAGTAACTTTACGCATGGTATCAGTAGCTACAGGTGAGATACTTATAGAAGTAATGACTGAAAAAACTATATTTAGTTATGGTAAATCAGAAGATGTATTTCGTTTTATTGAAATGGGCACAGAACTTGTTGAAATTGAATTGGGTAATTCAAGGAACGAGTCAACAACATTAGCACTTATGAAAGCTATAGAAAGTGCTGTGTTAGAAATAATTAATGTCGGATACGACAGGAGTTTTTGGAAATATGAAAAAATTGAAATTAATGAGCCTGATTGTGATGCTGAGTGCATTGCCAACATACGGGGCTGATAATGAAATTTATGTAGACCAATCTGGTACTGGTGCCAATATAGATTTAGAACAATTAGGTATATCTAATATTATAGGTGGTTTAAATTCTACAGCAGGTAGTTTAAATCCCTTTGATTTAGATGGTAATACTATGACCCTCGACATCAATATGATTGGTGCAACCAACAAGTTTCTTGGTGATATATTTGCTGATAACTTTACAGGGTTCTATGAGTTTGATGGTGGTACAAATTCATTTACTATTCAAGTAGACCCTACAGATACTTATAGTGCAGATGGTTCAAATCAAAATGTAGATGTTACAGGTAGTGGTAATACTTTTACTTTAAATCAAGGTACTACAGCTATAGCTGCATCTCTTGATTTAGATTGGATTATTAATGGTTCAAATAATACAGTTACTTCAAATATAAATATTGATGGTGCAACTAACTATATGGATATAGATGGCTCTGATAATACAATTACCTATACAGGTACAGGTGTAAATGCATCAGCAGGTGGTTATTTTTACTTAGACCATACTGGAGGTTCAAGAACATTTAACATTCAACAACTGAGTACCCAGGATAATGATTGGCTTAAAATCATATCAGTTTCTGGCACTTCTGCTTCTACTGTTTGCGTCATTCAAAACGACCAAGGTACAAGCACAAGCTGCTAATATTGGAGATATATCAGAACTTAATGGTATAGCTCAAATAGTAAGAGATAAACCTTACGAAGCTAATTTAAAATTTGCTATACAAAGCAATGATGAGGCTATTACTACAGATGGTAGAATGGCTATTACTTTTTTAGATGATTCGATTGTAAAACTTACAGAACATTCACAATTATTAATTGATGAATATATCTATGACCCAGACCCTAGTAAATCTAAAATGGCTATTACTTTTGGTTTGGGCACAGCTAGATTTATTACTGGTAATTTAAATCGTATAGATAAACAAAATATATCTCTTAAAACACCTACAGCAAATATAGCTATTAGAGGCACAGATTTTACAGCTACAGTAGATGAATTAGGTCGTAGCCTTATAATACTTCTACCAGACGCTCTAGGGCTTTCTAGTGGTGAAATAGAAGTAGTTACTGCTATGGGTACTGTTGTATTAAATAAACCATATGAAGCAACTACAGTAAGCGTATTTGAGTCTGCTCCAACTAAACCTGTAATATTAGATTTAACATTAGATATTATAGATAATATGTTAATTGTTACACCTCCTAAAGAAGAACAAATCATAGATGAGGAAACAACAACAACAAAAACAGATAGTGTTTTAGATTTTAATGATTTAGATATAGATTATTTAGCAGAAGATTTTTTTGCAGAAGATAATTTAGAATATACAGAACTTGATATAAATTATTTAGATGTAAATTATCTTGAAGATTTATTAAATGTATTAGATGCTTTAGCTATTGCAGAAGAAGAAGATGTATTAGCTCAAGCTACAAGTACACAAATAACAGGCACACTTTTAGGCAAAGACCCAGATACACAAATAACTACATTAATAACAGGTAACTTTATAAGTTTGCGTAGAAATGTTAATGAATCAGTAAGATTAGATTTAGATGGAAGTAATGCTTATACAGTAATATTTATACAAGATGGTATATCAAATGTTGTAAAAATTAACGGAGGAAGTGATAGCACTATTACTATTACTCAAAGTAATTAATGAAAAAATTAATAATACCAATAGTTATAATATTATCACTACCTTTATTGTTTCAAAGCACACCAACAGAAATATTAAAACTTAAAGTATTTGATAGTTTTATATCTACACCAGAACCAAGCGGTAATTTTGTAATTCTAAATATTACTGAAGATGATGTAGAGCGTGAAGGTGGTTATCCTTTGCCAAGGAAACGATTAGCCGAAATAAATATAGACTTGATTAGTAAAGGTGCTATAGGAGTTGGTTGGGTAATATCTTTTCCACAGGCTGATAGATTTGGTGGAGATATACAGTTTGGAAGGTCTTTAGGATATGCACCATCTGTTATAGCTATGTTTGAAGATGGTAAAGGTAATTATCCAAAACCTACAGGAACAGTAGTGAAAGGTGAGGATAATGGTGGTATAGTAAGTTTGGGAGTTAAGGAAAACCTGAACACTCTTACAAATAATACATTGCAGGGTTTAGCCATTGCTCCCACCGAAGTAGACCAACTTGTAAGAAGAATACCTCTTTTAGTTAAAACACCAGATAATAATTGGATACCTAGTTTTGGTACTCAAATATATAAATCTATCTTTGATGTCAAAACATACATTATAAAAACTAATGATAATGGTATAGAAGAAATATCAATTAGAGGAATACCGCCTGTTAAAACAGATAGTTTAGGTCGTAAATGGATTAGCTGGGTAAATACACCACAAACTAATTTACAAGAAATGGATGTAAATGGTAAGTTTGTAATAGTAGGTGTAACTGCTAATGGTGTTATGCCACAGATTGCAACACCAGTTGGTTTATTAGAACCACATAAAATACAAGCTGCGTTAGCAGAATCAATACTAATACAAGATAGTCCTTATATTCCTGATTGGCATTTAGCTGTTGAATTATTAATTTTAGTGATATTAGTAATTGCAGTTTGGTTATGTATAAATATTTTTGGAATGACAACAGGAATAACATTAACTGGTCTATTATTCTTTACAACAATATTTTTTGGACATTGGTTTATACAGCGTGGATTACTAATTGATGTAAGTTGGACTGTTATATCAGAGTTTATTACAGCATCTATAGGTTTTTATTTAAGATTTAGAGAACAATACAAACTAAGACAGCAAATTAAAAAACAATTTGGTAAATATCTTGACCCAAGAATGGTTAAGAAATTACAAGATAATCCAGAGCTTTGTAAAGTAAATGGTAATAGAGTTAATTGCAGTATTATATTTACAGACCTTAGAGGATTTACAAGCTTATCAGAAACAGTAGAACCTGAAATGGTTACATACATAATGAATAATGTATTAGATGTTCAAGTAAAAGCAGCTAATAAATATTTTGGTTGTACTGATAAATTTATTGGTGATGCTGGTATGTTTCATTGGAATACAATAATTCCACAAGATGACCACTATAACTTAGCATTGCAAGCAGCAAAAGAAATAGAAAAAAATATTGACCAGTTAAATATTAAATTTAAAGAAGAAGGTATACCTGAGATAGCAATAGGTATTGGAGTTAATAGTGGTATTTGTATTGCAGGTAATTTTGGAGCTACTGATAGATTTGCATTTTCTTTAATTGGTGACCCATGTAATGTAGCTGCAAGATTAGAATCAAGTACAAAGGTTGCAGGCGTACAAACTTTAATAGGCGAAGAAACTGCCAAAAAGTCTAGATTTGCGTTAAAATTATTAAAACCAATAGAAGTAAAAGGTAAAGAAAAACCATTACAAGTATATACATGGGCATAAGATGAGTAAGATATTAATAGGAGTAATTGCAGTTTTATTATTAAGCAATTATTTTTTCTGGAATCAGAACAATAAATTATCTGCTTTAAATCAAGCTTTTGAATTAAGAGATAAAGAACAAAAGGCTGCTATAGAATCATTGCAAAATGATTTCACTTTGCAAACAAATAGTTTGTTAGAATTACAAAATCGTAATCAAGAAATAGAAAAAGATATGGCTAGATATCTTGATATATTTAAAAGACACGATTTAACTAAACTAGCAGCAGCTAAACCAGGTCTTATACAGCCTCGTATTAATAAAGGAACTAAAGATGTATTTGATAGCATTGAAGAAGATAGTCGTAACATTGACAGTCTTGATGATGGCTTGCAGTTGCAGTCTGATACCCAGTAAACAACAAGTAGAAGTCATATCTAAGCCAATAGAAAGAACTATAGTTCAACCTATTATGCCTAGAGAAATAGACTTAAAAGACCCTTATTGGTATGTTGTATCAAGTAAAAATTTAGATGAATTTTTAGAACAAATAGAAAAAGACCAAGGACAGGTTGTATTTGTTGCTATGTCTATCTCTGACTATGAACTTATGGCATACAATATGCAAGAATTAAAAAGGTATATAAATGAAGTTAAAGAAGTTGTTGTCTATTATAGAAAAGTTACTACAAAACAAAAGGAGCAGTAAAATGAATATTTCTCAAGAGGGGTTAGCTCTAATTAAAAAGTTTGAAGGTTGTGAGTTAGAAGCATACAAATGTGCAGCAGGAGTTTGGACTATTGGATATGGTTCTACTAAAAATGTAAAAGAAGGCGATACTATAACTCAAGAAGATGCAGATAAATTATTAGCACATGAAATGAATGAGTATGAAAGCTATATACATGATATGGTTACTGTAGATTTAAAACAACATCAGTTTGATGCTCTTGTTTCATGGGTTTTTAATTTAGGACCGACAAATTTAGCAGCTTCAACATTGTTAAAAGTTTTAAATAAAGGCGAATATGATGAAGTTCCAGCACAAATTAAAAGATGGAACAAAGCTGGAGGTAAAGTTTTACAAGGCTTAATTAGAAGAAGAGAAGCTGAAGCTTTACATTTTCAGGACAAACAATGGCATGAGGTTTAATAATGCCATTACGCAAATATGTATTTAGACCAGGAATAAATAAAGAAGGTACTAATTATAGTAACGAAGGTGGTTGGTTTGATGCAGATAAAGTTAGATTTAGAAAAGGCAGACCAGAAAGAATTGGTGGTTGGCAAAAACAAACTAATGATTCTTTTATAGGCACATCAAGAAAAATTTATTCATATAGAACTGCAGTAGGTTCAAACTATATTACTTTAGGAACTCATCAAAAGTTTTATGTATTAGAAGGAAGTACCTACCATGATGTTACCCCCATACGAGCAACAACAACTAATAGTGCTACTTTTTCTGCTACTGATGGCAGCTCTACTTTAACAGTTACAGATGCTAGTCATGGTGCTGTTACAGGAGATTTTGTTACATTTAGTTCTGCAGTATCTTTAGGCGGTAACATTACTGCTGATGTGTTAAATCAAGAATATCAAATTACTTTAGTAACAGGTACAAATACTTACGAGATAACTGCAAAAAATACTTCAGGAACAACTGTAACTGCAAATTCAAGTGATACTGGTAATGGTGGCTCTGCAACAGATGCAGCTTATCAACTTAATTCAGGATTAGATGTTTATGTACAATCTACAGGTTGGGGTTCAGGTACATGGAGTACAGGTGGCTGGGGTTCAACAAGTAATTTAACAGCTAGTAATCAATTAAGATTATGGTCTATAGATAATTTTGGTGATGATACTTTATTAAATCCTAGGGGTGCAGGTATTTATTATTGGGATGAATCTGCAGGAACAAGTACAAGAGCAGTAAATGCAACTACTTTAGCTGATGCTAGCAATGTACCAACAGCAACATTTCAAGTAATGATGTCAGATGTTGATAAACACGTTATAGCTTTTGGTTGCAATCCTATTGGTTCAGCTAATATAGACCCTTTACTTGTAAGATTTTCTGATACAGAAAGTGCAGGTAATTGGACACCAACAGCTACTAACCAAGCTGGTGGGGTACAACTATCAATGGGTTCTACAATAATAGGTGCTTTAAGAACACGACAAGAAATACTTATTTGGACAGATGCAGGTATAGTTTCTATGAGATTTGTAGGTGCACCTTTTGTATTTTCATTTAATGAAGTTGCAAATGGTCCATCCCTTATATCTCCTAATGCAGCAGTAA